GAAAAGTTTGCGACTGCTCCGCCAAGGGCACCATCAACCACAATGTTGGAAATTTCGCTGATTACGGGTGGTGTTTCGGGAATTAATCCACCCTTACCAAAAATATTTGGAAACGGAGGTGCAAAACCACCTGCTTGATATGAATTTAACTCATCAACTTTTAGTAATAGAGTATTCTTTTTACGTTCTTTTTCTTTATTAATAATCTCATCTATTTCTTCAGAACTAAGTGTAGAGTCTTTTCCCTTTAATATTTCTTTACGAATTTCTAAATCATTATCAAGTTCACAATAATCATAAGCAACTTCCGGCTCATCTGAGATGTTCTGTGTTAAAAACTGGGGCTGTAGTATATCTCCAACGCCCATCATTATATCTTGAAAGCTCTCTGGTGAAGTGAAAATTGTGCTTCCGTTTCTTGTAACACATTTGTAGGCAAGATTGAGAACTTCTGGAGATGCTGTGCCTTTGAAAACGTTTTGAGTCTCAGTGGGTGTTAAAATTACACTTAATTCATCTACGCCACTGTTTAACTCAGAAAAAAATTGTCCTACAAATTCTGGCGAGATAAAAACGTTTTCAACCTCACCGGTATCTGGATTTGGAAGATTAACCGAAACTCCAGTTTGAGTGTATAATCGAGTTATTGAACCCTCTACTGTACTTGCTGCATTTCCAATAACGCCAAGAAAGCCTCCACCTGTTTGTGAAAGTAAAGTAGATTTCCACACTTCCGGGTCGTCAAGTGAGGATATATCAATACCAAGCGTCTGACTTAACCAAGATTTAAGTCCATCTCCAACTCTTGCAATACCATCTGAGCCAGATAAAATTATTTCACATAACCCATTAAGTATGCTTAAAATAAGCGAGGACAATGAAGACACCAATGTATTGTAAAGGGAAGCCAATGCATCGTTAATTGTTTCCGCTAAAAAATCCAACGTGGGTAAATCATTTGGAATATTAATTCCTTGAAAAATGGGTAACCCTATCTTCAAACCCACGTCTTGCGTTCCATCACAACGATCAAAGCTACAATTATTATTTAACCCACCGAGACTAACATTGCGTATATTTAATACCTGTTCTAAATCTGGATCATCAAAGACTTCTTGACCAAAAGTAGTGATTAAATTTTCTAAAAGGCATTGGATTGTTTCTTCTAATACACACCCAAAATTTACTTTTGCCATTACGTCTTCATACAATATTGTAAATGCCCCTTCTTTTTCTGAGCGAGCGGAAGCGTCTTGTAGTTTTTCACGAAGCCTTTGAACACCCTCAGTAGAAAGATCATTATTACCAACAAATTCTTTTGTTTGTTTGACAGTTCTTGCTATGTTTGCTTTAGTACGAGGATCGGCAAACAAAGAATCTTCTTGTCTTTTTTCTACTCCTGTTTTACACAAATTAACATCTAAATCTAAAGTAATTAATTTAGCAAGATTTGCAAATGAAAACAAATTACCATTTTCATCATATTTTTCTAAGCCATCGAGGTTGTTTTCTTTTGGTAAAATAACTGGAACGGGGATCGTATATTTTGTAAAAAAATCAAATGCATTAAAACTTGACTGATCGCTAAATTGTAAATCAGAGAACATTTCTCTTATGTTTATAAGATAATTAACTGTTGTATTATGGTTTAAAACACTGTTCTCTAAAAAACAATCATAACCAATTGTGTATTGGTCCGTGCCCACGAGAGCAAATACAGCACTATAATCATAGGAGAAACCAATTTCTAATTGATAATCCACTTCATTTGGTTGTACACACTCCGGGTCTTCAATTTCAAAAGATGGTATATTGTTGAGATCAATATATCTCTGAATTACCCTGCCCGCCGCATTCAGTCTATTAATTTCACGAACTATGTTAACGTTTGAAATGTAATTGCTAGAATTAAGCAACGTTGGTACTAAAGCCAACATACCTTCTGCTACCGCTGAGATCAGTGAAGAGGCTTGTCCAACTGGAATAAACGCAGACAAGTATCCTTCTGCTGGTTTGTTTATAGCGCAGGCTGTTGGATCATCGGCAACTGAATCAAAATCGTCTTTAGGAACTGAAACAAGAACTTTCATGCGAACACAAGGACGATATGATACATAATAATCTTCTACATTTGATGCATCAAAAATACCGCCTTGTTCTTCAAAAACACCTGTTGTGTCTTTTCCGTAAAATTTTAATAACTTAAAAACACCGTCACGTTGTGCCTCAGCTAAACGACTTTCTTTTGCATCGCCGGGAGTCTCGTATTCACTTTCAACAGTGATATAATAATTGTCTTCGTCTTGAAATGGATTGCATTCACTCTGTGATCTCCAATCTAATGTAAATGGTGTTGGTATCATTAATTGACCTTATTGTATTTACTACAAATATATTTTTGGGATGCAGAAGTTAAATATCTAGTGTTCCAGTTGATATTTGTATTAATCCTGTTTTTATAATTATCAATCATTGTTTCTATTGCATCCATGGAAACTTGAATACCAGCACCACCAAGTGCTGCTGATGGGCTTGCGGGCAATGTGCCGGCTGGTGCCTGTGGGACCAAATGTGAATGAGTTGAAATTTTCGCATTAAACTGCGCCTGATCTTTAATGTGTTTTAAAACAATTGAAGATAATTCATTAAATCTTTTTTCAAATTGTTGTAACGCCTCAACTAAGTTTTCACCTTTAACCATTGATTGGATGTCGGTATCATCATTACAGGCAATTAGCTCAATGCCATTATAAGATGCAGAACCTTCCTTAGAGTTTGATGGCTCAGTTCTTGTGACAAGTTTGATACCATCTCGTCCAACAATTCTAACAGCATCTGCTTTAATGCCAATTCCAGATCGTGCAGTCATGTTTCCTTGTTTTCCTTTTGCAAGATTAAAATTTGCATCAATATCTGTTTTTTGACTGATATGGATTCTCGCAGAATCAGCGCGAAAGTTTGGATCTACATTTTCGGTAGCATCTGGACAAGGACCGCCTCGACCAACTACAATATCAATTGAAGAGCATGCTGTGTGACCTTGACCGGCATAGCCGGAGGCTCTTGAAGCTGGTCTATCTCTACCAAGGACAATATGAGAATTACCATGTGAGTATGTTTTTTCGCACCCTGCCTTGATGTATTTTGGAATTGGCTCAAGAATTGTATCTCCAAACACACCACTAGTCGTATTGGCACTAAGATTTAAATTATCTATACCCCCTTCTGCAATCCCACGCATAGTTAGAGGTAGACCATCAATACAATACGAATCTATTTCATTTTTTGATTTATTTGCCATATTAATAAATAGTTAAGTTTATTAAAGTGAAGCCACTTCATCTGGGTTTCTATATGCCGTGGGCATTCGAGTAAATCTATCACATTGCATTTGATAATCACTAGCAGTTTTAATACCACCATTATTTTCTAAATATTTCGCGGCTCCTGAAGCACCCTTGCGTCTAAAGTAATCATTATAAATACTATAACTTGGTCCTCTTCCAACAGCAGCAGGGTAATAAATAGCCATGTATAAATCAGCAGAAGTATTAGACCGCCCTCTTACTTTGCGTGGATAATATTGAGCTAAATACAACTTAACATAATCCATTTGTTCTACCGCTCCCATAGCGGCAAGCTCTTCTCCTGTTTTTCCAACTGCTGCCTGTCCCGCGTCCTCACCTGGGCAAAATTGTATTAACCCTACACATCCTATACGATTAGTTTTGCTGGGATCAAAAGTTAAGCCTGATTCAAAATATATGACATTTGCTAACCAACCTGGGTCTGCAATGCCCAATTCGTTTGCTACTTGCACAATTTTTTCAGCAAAACCATTGACAGCAGCAACCTCTGGGTATGCTGCTTTTATATCCTCTGCTGTTGCCGGTGCATCCGAATAGACTGTAGGTTTCGGTGTAAAATTTAAAGTTCCACTTTCAAGACCAGATTCACCATAATCTCCACATGTAGTTACCTGTGGTGTTTGTGATTCGTCTTCTTGTGTTTGTGGTAATTGATCTGACATACTATTTTCCTATACTTGTTCTGATTCCTGAAGCTCTTCATCATCTGGTTGATCTGATTGTAAAAGCTCTTCATCATCTGGTTGATCTGATACGCCGATTGGGTCTCCGGTTGCGTGATTAACTCCACCTAAAACAGAGTCTGTAGAGCATGCCTCCGATGATAAAAAAGCTCCTCTGTTTTTCATTGAATTAACCACCATTCTTGTAAATTCTGGCTTATTTTCAACAATTTCAACTATCACTGGTACACTTTTATTATCTACTCCATCATACTCAACTCTAATCATTGTTCCAGGGTCTAATGTATCAAGCTCTCTTATTGCCGAGTTTGTAATTATTGCTTTTGGATAGGCAGTTATATTTTCATATTCTAATGCAGCAAAATCGTCGTTGCTATTTTCTGTAACTGGTAGCAAAACTGGAATTGGACTTTCTGGACTTGTGTTAGCAAAAATGAATACATAATATTCTGGAAATTTTAAAACGTCCAAGCTTTTTGCTGCCTCATCAGAATCAAAAGCCTCTGCAATACCATTTGCAGCATCCACAATCGCGGACCAAGCAGAACCTGCAATGTTCGCTAAATTTTCTGGCAGAGTATTTCCATCTACATCTTCCTCTGATATTGTTAAAAACGTAGTAGAACGCAGTACAATACCATACAAACCATTAATTGGAGTAACAACACTATCTACAAATTGTGCTTGCGTAGCGAGCAAATTAGAAGTTTTAAGGACATTGTCATATTTTGAAGATGGTGACCTATCTTCTGAAATTTCTAATCTATTGTTTTCTTGAACTGGTGAGAACAAAGAAATCAAAGTTTCTATAATTTGTGCTGATTGTAATTGAGCCAACTGTTCGTCAGTAAGTTGGGTGGTATCTAAACCAAAATTGTTTGATGCAGCGTTAGGAGTATTTGCAGGGGAGCCGGATGATCGCCCAGTAGTGAAATTGCGTACCTTATTAAAGGCAGATCGGATTCTTCCGAAGGGCATTAATTTTCTCCATTGAGCAACTCAAAAATATCTGATTTATCATCTTCTGTTAATCCAGTTGATGCGCTCTTCTTTTTCTCTAACAGCGTTACAAG